AGCGCGGGTCATAACGACTGCGTTAGAGTGCTATCTCTAACGTATGTACGTTATGTCTGCGTCCCATTTTAAGGCAATTGAAAGTTGCATTCATGGTTTAAGATCGAATTAAATCAAAACATTAAACAATAAATAAACGTTCAAATGCATAAATGAAGAGAGTTCAAGAACAATAAAGAAGGTTCAAAGTTTAAACGTTACATATTAATTAAATTATGTTAACGCTTGAACTACTAAGTAGGTTGGTGGCCTGCTTGGAATATGAAGTTCCTTAGTGCGCGGTTGCGAGTCTGCTGATCTTCGCCGTCGATGACGCGTGCGTGGTAGCACCAGTCTATGAGACGGTATCTGTTCAGGTCCACAGGCGGTGGTGGAACGAAGGGCTGCGGTGGGTCCTTGTCTGTTTCCATTAGCGCCATTGCTGATGTGGATGAATCGCCTTGTTTTCTCTTTCCTGGTTGCGAGGCTGCTGAAGTCGCTGCGTCAGGAGGTGGGATGGTGGCTTGCCAGTCAAATACGTGCACAGCGTGCTCGATCGTCCTGTACTCGGCGGAACCATAGAAGCTGCGTTCGGTTGCTCTTCTAAAGTCGTGCGGGTTCAGTCTGACTCCGGGTGGTGGTGCGGCGTTGTATCTGAAAACTTGCCAGTCATCTTTATCTCTCGGTCCAAGCCTTGGGGTGCAGGGAGTTCCAAGGATGTGTGGAGCTATAAGGTCCACTTGAGAGTAGTTGGCTTCCATCGGGAACCAAGCGTATGCTTGTCCCAGTCTGTAGTCTAATAGCCAGCCAGGTCTACCTAATACATTAGTAGAGATGGGAATTGTTGACCATTGATTACGACGGTCGTCCATAACGTCTAAGATGGCGTTCAGGATGTTGTCGTCATATGCATGACTTGGTAATCCGAACACGTTATTGTTGGCGTTGGCCCAATCTATGTTTCGTGAGACGACTGGTATGTAGAGTGTGTCTTCCAGTGCCTGATGGATTGGTGTAGGGCGAATGATGGTGTTGAGGTGCTGCAGAAATGGGTCATAGCGGTCAGCCTGATGGTAAGCATCTTGCTGAAACAGCTGGTTGAAAGCAGTACCAGAGATCCTTCTCACAGATTCTCTGATGGAGACATGAAGATCCCATATCCATGCGGATACGTAGATCGTTGCCAGGTAGATCGCTTTTGAGGCGAATCCGGCGGGGGCTTCTCCAGACATGGTGTGCTTGAACACGTTCCAGTGAGTGGTGAAAAGGTTTGAGTACAAGTTGATTAACCTTGTACTAAGCGGAGAGGTACGTAAGTCTACGTATCTTCGATAAGATCTAGCCTTATCTCGGAATAAACCAATTTGGTTATCCTCTTCTGGTTGCTCGACGATGCGGTCGAGTTCATCACGGTTTAATCCCGTGAAGGGGTTAGCGGCAGGCGGAGGTCTTGCTGGGATTCCTTCGGCTGGAATATCGTTTTCTGCCATAGTGGGAGAGTGGTGAGATATATTGCTAATAAGGGTGAATAATCTTCCTTCTTGGTCTCTTCGGTTTTGGTCGGAGGCCAAGACAGAAATTCT